GCTACCTCAACTAAGGTGCTACACTACTGAGGTAGTTCAGGCGCCACCCATGCCTAAGCTTGTCTCCTACAGCTACAAACGCAATTCCGATCTCCTAGAGATCCACGCCATCGTTGAGGATGCTGTCCAGGTCGCTCCAGCGACTGCTACGGAGCCACCACAGTTTGGTTCCGCTCTTTGTAAAGCGGTACTAATCTGGTACGAACCAATCAATCACGCCAACGCTCCAACAGGTGAAGAGATCGAGCGTTTGCTTGCTTGGATCCCAAAGAACGATTGGTACGCAATTCCTCCCATCTTCTCGGACGATGAGTGACGCAATCAATCCAGGCCACTACCAAAGTGGCGATATTGAATGCATTGATGCCATCAAAGCGCAGATGACACAAGATGAATTTCTTGGTTATTTGCGCGGCAACAACATAAAGTACCTGTGGCGGTATCGCCAAAAGAATGGTGCAGAAGACCTGCGTAAAGCCGAGTGGTATTTACGGCGTCTTATCCAAGAATTTGAACTTGACCCTTTCTACGATCCACTTGCCTAAAACAATGTCAACCCATCCACTTGACTACATCAAAATGAAGACTGCTCCTGCATATATGCAGTCTGAAATTGCAGAACACAACCTTAAAAGAGCGGAAGAGTTTGAGCGTTATAGCTCCATTGCAAACTCAGTTGATGCCGCTATGGCCTGGGAAGAAACAATTTGGAATGCACGTACAGAAGCAGGCTGGGCCTGTGATGAGGGCGGTTGGTACGCTCCAGATGGAACCCACGAGTCCGACTGGGACGGCGAGTTCCCCGAAGAAAAACACGCCTGAATTTGATGTCTGAGTACAAGGTTCTTTTTGGTGTCGAGCACCTCGGCGCCTTATCTTCGTCTGCCTGCATTGCGTTTGATACGGAGACGCTCCAGCTGCAGCCAGAGGTGGGCAAACTGCGCCTCATCCAACTGGGTTGCAGCGACGCGAAAACAATTGTTGTCATCGACTGCTTCGACTTAGATGAAGACGACTGGGATAAAGTATCAAGCTTCTTTGATACAAATAGGCGTTGGTTAGCGCACAATGCTGTCTTTGATCTTGGCTGGCTGCAGGAGCACGGGATACGTCCCAGGGGGCAGCTATTTTGCACGATGTTGGCCAGTAAATTGTTATCTAACGGACTGCCTAATGTAAAACATGGCCTTGCACATGTGGCAAAAAGGTATCTGCGAATTGAAGTAAGTAAGGAGCAGCAAGCGTCTAACTGGGGCGCTACGGACCTCAGTGAAGAGCAGCTCGTCTATGCGGCTAAGGACGTAGAGGTGCTGCTGCGCTTGGATGTGCAGTTGCAGCAGATGCTGGCAAAGACAGGACTTGCTGGAGCGGTAAGCCTAGAGTGCAGAGCGCTTCCAGCTATGGCCCAGATGTGGCGTACTGGCTTGCCGTGGAATCTTCCTGCCCTTGAACAGCTACGCGATGACTACCAGTTCACAATTGATGCGCTCAGTCGAGAGTTTTTACGGGAGTTGGATACGGCGCTACCTGAGGGCGAAAAACTCCCCAGAGAAGTGCCAAACCCTAAAAGACTCTCGTACCTTCGAGAACGTCTCACCGAAATGGGCCACGATGATGATGTCCGCGAGCGGTGGTATGCGGAAATTGAGGAGATCGAGAGGGCAGAAACATTCAACCTCCGCCCAAAAGCTTCTGGTTCTGTTCGCCTTGGCACCAAGCAAAGCGCGGGCTTCAACCTAAATAGCCCCAAACAATTGTTACAAAAGTTTACCGCCCTGTTGGGGGAGCCGCCGGTTGACGGCAAGACTGGCAAACCCAGTGCTTCTAGGGCGGCGCTCCAGGAATATGCTGCCGATCACCATGTCATTCAGACCTACTTGGCGTGGAAAAAGGCGGAGAAGCGCCGCCAAATGGTTGAATCAATCCTCGAAAAAGCAGACGAAAATGGTTTTGTTCGTGCCAGCTATCTGCAGCTTGGAGCGGAATCGGGTCGAATGTCCTGCATTAAACCCAACAACCAGCAGATTCCCCGTGATACAGAGTTTCGTCAATGCGTTGAAGCTCCTGATGGTTATCTGCTTGTTGATGCGGATTTTGGTCAGATGGAACTACGACTTGCTGCAGCAGTGGCTCAGGACGAGAGGATGACCAAGGCGTTCCAGGATGGTGAAGACCTCCATACTGTGACCGCTGAAGCCATCGGGTGCTCCAGGCAAATTGCAAAATCTGCAAATTTTGGCCTGTTGTACGGATCTGGAGCTAAAGGATTGCGGAATTACGCTGGTGCGTCTGGCATCACCATGACTCTTGAGGAGGCTGCTCAGATTAGGGAGCAGTGGTTGGATACGTACCAGGGGATTCGGTCGTGGCAGCGGGAAAATGCGGATAATGCTCGGAAGACTGAGGGTGATCGGTTTGCGGAGATTCGTATCCCTGGTTCGCGGATGCGGCGGTTCTTGCCTGGGGATATGAACCGGCTGACTGTGCGGTGCAACACCCCGATCCAGGGTGCTGGTGCGGCAATTCTTAAGTGTGCGCTGGGCAACCTATGGCCCGTTATTGAGGCTGCAGGGGAGTTGGAAGTCAGGATTGCAGCTTGCGTGCATGATGAAATTTTGCTGCTGGTTAAGGAGGACAAGGCTCAGCACTGGGCAGCGGAGCTAAAACGAATAATGGAATCCGCTGAGGCCAAGTGGCTGGGTGAAATCCCTCCGCTTGCTGAGCCTTCGGTGGGTAAACGGTGGTCTGAAATTCACTGATGGCTAAGAACGAGCATCGCAGCTACACCGGAGCGGATAACGGCAGGGCCAAACTCACCGAAGATTTGGTCCGCGAGATTCGGGAAAGATACGCCTTAGGTGCGACTGTCACAGCCCTCATTGATGCCTACGGTTTATCCCGCGTCGCTGTGGAAAACGTTGTTAAGTATCGCTCCTGGAGGCATGTGGTCTGATGGTCAGCGTTTATCGCACCAGTGCTGGGTGGGCGTATCACGTTCCAGCAAAAACAGGCTATTACAATAGTCTTGGAGAGGTGATGGATGCTGCCTATGCAGCCGAAAACAGGCAGGCAGATCATCATGCAATACCTCAACTACGAGATCGCCCGTGCCACAACTGCCGATTTGCAGCGGGCGGCTAACTTCCTGGAGCGTGCCAGGGAGGTCCGGCGTGGTTGTAGCCAGCAGCGTGCAAAATCGCGGCACGACCAAAAGAGCGGTTGGCGTAAGCATGTAGACGACTCAATTAACTGGTAACACATCGCTAGAATAGTACAAAGTTCTTGTGTGCTACATGGCGATTCGCCACGGGAATAAGACATACCTCCAGATTCTTTTGGATCCCAACCGCGCAGAGCTGCTGAAAGAGGTAGCGGAAAATAAGGGGATGCGGCCCACTGCTTGGATTCGGGATGCCGTGTACAAGATGCTGGAGCTGAACGTCCCAGCGGATGTCTATACAGCAGCGGCCACTAAAGATGAGGCTGCATGGCAGGCTTCTGTAAGAAGACGTGTTGAAGGTCGGTTGAAATCCCGAAAACAATCGGAAGACTCAAGAGACTCTGCTGACACCTGAGCTAATGGGTGATAACTTAGCGCCGTGGTCAACAAACACCCATGCCACGGTACGCACTTTCCATCACACGCCCAGAAGTCGATCCGCTGTATCTTGCTGCTTCTTATGAGCAGACAGGCAGCGGTATTTGCATCACCGATAAACGTGAGGATGCCTGTTCTTACGTGACTATTGAGCAGGCATCCGCCGTAGCACGCGCGTTAAGCCACACCTTTGACGCAATCCCAAACGTCATTGAGGTGGAGCATTAAATTGGACGGCTTTAGTCAGTACATCAAAGACATTCTTAGGTATCCGCTTCTCAGTAAACAGCAGGAAATTCTGCTGGCGCGTCAAGTGCAAACGTGGGTGAACTCTGAAAACCCAACGCCTAAGCAACAAAAAGCTGGGCAGCGGGCGTACCACAAGCTCATCAACTGCAACCTTCGCTTGGTGGTATCTATTGCCAAGCGGTACACGCCCCATGCACGCCGGACTGAGATGTTTGACATCGTGCAGGAGGGCAATATGGGTCTTGCTCACGGGATTAAAAAGTTCGATCCAGAGCGTGGGTATGCGTTGTCTACCTACGTGTATTGGTGGATTCGGCAGTCGATTACCCGTTACCTCAGCTGCAATGACCGGATGATTCGTCTTCCGTCCCATGCGGTGGAGATGATGTCCAAGTTGCGGGCGTGGAAGCCTAAGTTCTACGCGGCGCACGGTAGGTATCCAACGCTTGAGGAGTCTGCGGAACACTGCAAGACAAATCCTGAGCGGCTGAGGGATTACCTGGAGCGGTCTGAGGATGCCATGAGCTTGGATCGCGTCATCAATGGAACCGATGGGGATGTCACCCTGATGGATGGCATCACTGATGGTGAGCACCCGATGGACAAACTCGATATGCTTCTCTCCGCTGATGAAGTGTTCGACATGTTGGAGCGGTTAGATGAAACCGACCGCAATATCGTCGTTAGAGTCTTTGGTCTTGACGGCAAAGAGCCTGAGACGTATATGAAAGTCTCTAGGGAACTTGGTATCTGTAGGGAACGCACCAGGCAGAGGTGCCAAAAAGCACTTAACAAGATGCGTGTTATGGCTAACCAGAACCCACTGATGTCGCGATGATGAAGTGTCCTGACTGCGGGTCTCTCGTCAGTAGGGTGATTCTTACTCAAAGGGCCAAACTTGGCGGGCAAGTTGTAAGGCGTAGAGCCTGCAATGCCTGCGCACACCGCTGGTACTCGATCCAGCCACCTGAAGAGCTTGTCAGTAAGTACCAGCTCGTTTGGAAAAAATCGAGTGGCAAACCCTGTTACCTGAAGGAGGTCAAGGCTCATGAGCAAAGTTGAGTTGGTGTGGGCAACGCCCGATGCCGAAAAGCTCGTTGTCAAGATGGCTCGTGTGAGCAATCCGGCTAACGAAGATAACTGGGAGACCGG